GCTTCATGCCCCAGCCGGAGTAGGCCGCGCTGTACATGGCGGCCGCCGCGAACTTGTCGCCCTGGCTGGTGACGATGTTGTGCGTCACCGACCGCTGCTTGAGGTTGCCGTGCTTGTCGCGGACCTCGGCAATCACCTCGCCCCGCATTCTCAACGTCGCTTTTGCAAACAGCTTTTCCATGATCCACCTTTCTCTGTTACCGACCCTTCTTGAGGAACAGGAACGCCAGTGCCGCCTGCACCAACCCGCTGAGGCTGTGCTGTTCGGCGTCCGTCATTTCTATCGCGTCATCCAGACTGCGGATGACGTTCGAGACCTTGAGTATCGCTTCAAGCACCCCCACTGTATCGTCCTGCGTTCGCAGGAAGGCCACCAGCCGCGTCACTTCATCCGAGATTCCAATGGTCTCGGCGAACGTGAACACCTTGCCCAGGTACGCGCCATCGGTGATCCCCTCTGCGTCGCTGATAACCCGGCTCACCGCGAACAATCGAGACACCGAATCCGCCGTGTTGATGGTGGAGGCCAGCACCCGCAACGCCGCGTGCAGCTTGGTCTTCGCATCGACCATGCCCAGCACGTCATTGATAACCCGCACCAGTGCCCCGGTGCCCTCCTGAATCATCGCGTCCGTCAGACCCAGCGTGTCAGCGATGGTCCGCAGCACCGTCCAGGCCGTCGAGTAGCTGTCCGTCAACCCCTCTGTGTCGGTGATCTGCCTGACCGCCGCATGAAGCCGCGTCGTGGTGTCGCTGAGGCCAACGCTGTCTGATTGCCCGCGCAGATAGGCCACGATCCGCCCCATCTCGTCCGAGACACCCAAGTCGTCGGCTACCGCAATCATCCGGGCCAGCGTCTGCCCGTCCGTCATTCCTTGTGCGTCACTGATCGTTCGCAGCAGCACCGCCAGGGTCGTTGCCGCGTCCGCCATGCCCAGCGAATCCGCCACCGCCCGAACCAGAACGGACAGACGGCTCTGTGCATCCGTCAGTCCCACCGCATCGTTGATCGTCTCGACCAGTTGCCGGGCCGCGCCCTCTATGGTCTCGTCGGTCAATCCTACAGAATCGGCCAAGGCCCGCAACACCGTGGCTACCCTGGCCGCCGTGTCCGTCAGCCCCATTGCCTCGGACATCGCCCTTTGGATCGCCGCAGCGCGCGACACGTCATCTCCAAGCCCCATCGCCTCCGACAGGCCGCGCAGCATGGCCGCCGCACCGCCCATGTCGTCCCCGATCCCCATCCCATCATTGATCGTGAACGAGTAGTCTGTCCCAGAGGGTGCGTCCAGCACCGCTCCCCACCACTCAATCACCGGGCGGCGGAAGCCCTGCCACGGGTCCACGTAGAGGCTGGCAATCTCGTTGGGGGTGAGGGCACGGTTGTAAACAGCCGCGAACTCAATCACATCATATTCTGTCAATTTCTGTGCCCCCGAGTATGCTGATCCACCGACAGCAAGAACGCCCACAGAACTATCAATACCAGTAGAGGCTGTACCCTCTACCATGAATGAACCGTTCGTATACAACAATCGTGACGTGGCAGACGCGAAGACACCAACGACAACACGTCGTTGCAGTTCCGGGGTTAGTTGAGGCCCACTATTACTGTTTTGTGAGCCACCTGCAAAGCGTGCGTAGATCTCGGGCTGGTCATAACTACTGGTGGTATAATTCGCCAGAGCCAGTTCATAGCGGGTTCTATAATCCCCACTACCAAGGCCGATGAGTCTCCTTGATACATTTTTCACTACAGCAACAATACGCGCAGCGGCAACCAACGTAAATGGATAAGCTGTAATCGCGGTGAATGGGATGTACATCCGATTTGTGCCATCAGCCAAAAGGCACACCCCGCATTGTGGGTCTACAACCCACGTCCAGCCGCTCGGCACGGTCAGATGTCGCCCATTCCCGCTCGCATCGAACACCTGCGTCCCCGCCCTCTCGTTCATGGGCCAGCAGCCGACGAGACCCTGGTTGATGGGCAAATGGGGATTGAGCGGCGTGCCGAGAGGCGGCTTGATGCGTTTGTCAAACGTGGGCAGGATCAAGCTCATGTCACGTCGCCGCCTGAATGTCTGGATAGATTGGAGTCAGTGTGATCGAGCACGCCTTGCTCGTGGCATTGAGTGTCTTGGTGGCAGAGGCGTTCCAGACACCGAGATTCACATATCGACCGACGATCTCCACGATGTATGATGCGTAAAACGTCTGGTCTGCCGCCACCGAACACACCACCTGACCGACGAACCGGAAGTTGTTGAACTTCGACTCCGGCGTCACATCCCCATCCGAACTCAGATCCCGCCCCGTTGCCTCACTGTCGCTGAGATAGATGCGACAGACGTCCCCGAGAGTCGGGGTTGCCGCCCACTTGATCGCCGCATCCAGGAGATAGGTCGTCGCCCTGGCGGCCGCTCCACGATCCCACTGGTTGGAGACCTGGCCGTTGCCAGCCGCCACACCATCCTTTAGGGTAAACGTCACATTCCCATCGGCGTCCTGGAAGACGACGGGCGTCCCCGCCTTGGAGAGGATTGCGTTCGTTGCCATCTCTATTCTCCCGTCGCAAATTCGTTGACGTTGACATCCACGACGTACTGAATCGTCGAATCGGCAACGCCATCGGTATTGGCAGCGATTTCACCATTCTCCAGAACACGCGGCAGCATCTTGCGTGCCTCTGCCGTGGCATCGGCTTGGACGGCTTGCATCCACAGGAGCCGGTTCGCATGGTTCTCCGTCGCCGGGTCTTCGATACGGATGTAGGCCGCCGTCGTGAGACACGCACCCTCCACCCGCCTCAACAGTGTCCCTTCACCCCGATACGCCTGACTGATCTGTAGTAACGACATAGTTCACCTCAATTCCCATTGCCCAGGTAGTAGACCGTCACCGTGATGTCAGTCAGTTCCGCACCGTATTCGGTCGTCTCGGCGAACGATCCCGTGGCCAGAACGCCCTTGACGGTCTCGGCAAACTCGGCAGTCTCCGGGCCGGTCAACTCCGTGGTGTCAATCGCGAGCATCGCCACGTCCCCAAGTCCGGCCAGGAACGTGAACGTGGTCGGCCCTCCGCCACTCGGGACCGTCCCGCCAACGGCAATGTCGTTTTCCTCCACGGTCGCAAGAGCCTCCAACGCCGCCTTGATCGTGGCCGCATTGGCGTTGTACGCGATGGCCTCCGTGGTCTCGCCGCCGTACGTGAGCGTGTATGTTCCCGCCGTCGCCGCCGCGCCCAGGGTAAGCGTCTGCACTTCCGCCGTGCGACCCAAGGTGGAGAAGTCCGGCACCAGCATGGCCACATCTCGCAATGTGTCCCGGAACGTGAACGTCGTCGCCGACCCGGACGCCAATGTCCCGCCGCCGACAGTCACGCCGTCCGTCCCGATTCCCTCCAGCGCCTCCAGTGCCGCTTCGATCGTCGCCGTCGCAGCGTCATACGCCAGGTCCGTGGTCGTCTCGTCACCAAGACTCAGCGTGAACGTCCCGCTTGTCGCCGCCGCCGACATGGTCAAGGTTTGAAGCTCACCATGGCTGGCCACGTTGGCAAGCTCTACGGTCAACGGCCCATGCACCGGCACCCCCAGATAGTCATTGCCGTCCACGGCCTTGTAGTTGATCGCGTAGCTGTTCGGGTCGGAGGGTGTGGCAATGCTGGTCAACGAGAACAGCGAGACGCCGTGCGGGTCCGTCAACGCCAAGTCCCACGACGCATCCGTCCCCTCGGCTTCAATCACGATCCGCTGGACGTGTCCATAGATCGGATCGGACGGCACGTTCATGTCGCCGATGTCCGTCTCATCAAACGACCACACCGCCGTGCGGGTAATGGGACCGCCGCCGGCGGGACGCGAAGGATACGAAACGGTCGCCGCCAGCGCCGCGGCGGCCAGGATGAACACAAGAACCAAAGCCAGACGTTTCATGGGCACAAACTCCTTGCACAACCGAAGCGGATAGACTGACAGAAGCAATGGACCCTACTTGCCCTTGGGGGCCTCGACCTTCTTGGGCTCGGGCTCGGGCTCGCGCGTGGTCCGGTATCCCTTGGCCTTCCACGCCTCCAGATCACAGGCGTTGATAATCAGGGCGCCCTTCTTGCCGTACACGGTAATCGTGGGAATGCTTGCCATTTGAGAACTCCTTGTCTCGACTTGCAGGAGAACGATGAAGGCTATGGGGACACAGCGCCCCCATAGCCAGTGAATTCACTCGAACGGCGGGTTATCCGCACGCACGACACGCCAGGTTCGGGTCAAGCGTCTTGACGCCGTACAGGATGTCCAGCGCGACGTGGACCTCGGAACTGTTGCCCACGTAGTAGATGCGACTCCGCAGGCTCAGGCCGTTCTTCTCGTTGTAGACCGTCGCGATCTTGGCCCCCAGCTCGTTGCCCATCGTACTCAACGGAGCCGTCGCCAGAGCGAACGCATTGCGGTGGAACGCCATGTTCGCCACGTGGGTGTCCACACGGCCGGTTACGACCGCCCCATGAGCGGCCGCCGCCACCAAGGCCGGCGTAAACTTGACCGTGCCAGCCCCGCCCGTGAAGGTGACATCGGCGGTCACGGCGTAGCGCTGGGTGTTGCCGGCGATCACGAACGAATCGCCGACTTTCCAGGTGCCGCCGTCCGTGACCCCATTGATTGCGATCTCGGTCGCACCGGCAGCGTAGCCGCCGGGTGAATTGTTGATAGCGCCCGTGGCGTCGGCGCACGTCCCGGCCGTATGGCTCTGGACATTCTGGTTGCCGAAGCACTCCATCCCGAACTTGATGCCCAGCGAGCCACTCAACTGCGTGTTCACGCCCGTCGGGCCGGCTCCCTGGTACTGGTTGAAGGCCGTCAACTGCTGGAAGCCATTCTGAAGCGCCCCGCCCATCATGTAGTGCAGGTTGTTCGGGTTGCCCATCGGAACGCCGTTGTCGAACATCACCTGATAGACGTTCGTAATGTCGCTGATCGCGATCGTCGAATTCAGGTCGACGTACCACGGGATGTCCTTGTAGAGCGCCGCCAGCTTGGTGTCGACGTCGTACGCCAGAGCATACGCTGCCGGAGCAATGTGCTCGTCGATCAGCGTCTCTTCCGACAGCGCCAGCTCCTTGTCGGTGAGCTTGAATTTGACCTCGCGCCAGTAGGCCAGTTGGATCTGGACGCTGCCGGTCTTGAGGTCCTGTGCCGTCGAGGGAGCATCGTTCGCCGCGAACGTGCTCGGCCGGCGGATGTTGATGTACTCGCCCTTGTTGAAGGCCCGACGCTCTTCGTCGAACCCACGATGCACCCGCACCCCCATGCCAAGAGCCTTCTCCAGTTGGATCAGCGCCTCGTTGGCATAGAAATACGGCTGGTAGTAACCGAGAGAATTTCCCATCTTTGTTCCCCGTAGCTGTTTGGTTGACTGTTTGTGACTGTCTACCGGCCCGGCAGACACGCTTTTGGTGCAAAAGCGGCCCGCTTTGCCCAACTACCGGGACCAAAGCCCTCGGTCCCTCATCAATATGCTTCGACGCCCACTACTGGATGACCAGTTCTGCCCCGGCCTTCTGTGCTCGCTCTTTTGCCGCGCGGTACTTTACCGCATCCGCAGCATCCGCTTGGCTGAGGACGTGGCGACCTCCCATCGCCGGCCGTCCCCCATGGCCAGCTGCCCCACTCCCGGAGGCATTGCTGCCCTCAAAACAGACGGCAAGAGCCTGGGACGCCTTGAATTCATTGACCAACTCCGCCACACCCATCAGGTCGGTGGAGTTTTGTGCGTTCGTAATGCGCGGCGTACCGTCCGCGTCTACTACCTCGATTCTGAATCCACCCTGGCCGTCCGGCTTGACCCTGGTACACGCCCGCACCTTGTCGAGCATGACATCCTGCCAGTCCGCCAGCACCTTGTGCGCCGCAAACGCCTTCCGCGCCTCCGACACCAGATGACTCTGCCCGTGAGCCTCAACCGCCTTGTCTCGCTCCGCGGCAATCCTGGCGTTCTCCGCCTTCAACGTCTCGACTTGCTTGCGGTACTTCGTGTCGTACTGCTCTTCGATCGCCTTGACCTGTTGCTTGACCTTGTCGTCGAGGTTCTCGGGGTCTCCAAGATCCTTCACTTTGGCGATCGCAGCCTTGGCCTCTTCCGGGTCAATTCCCTCGAACATCGCAAGCTGCTCGCCCTTCTTCTGGTTCTTGGCCTTGAGGTCGGCCATCACCTTTCGCATCCCCGCCGTATCCTCAAGGGCAAACACCTTGCCATCTATCGACACGCTCTCGACGTCCAGCACACAGAGGCCGCTATCGGTCTCCGCGTAGAACTCCTTCTCCGGCCCATTGAGGGCCTCGAACTCTGCACTCGTCAACGCTGCCTTCAGCTTCATGCTATTCCCTTACAAATCCATTCGACGGCAAACTACTACATGCCTCTACGTAGAGGCAAGCACAAAATCATTTTTTTTGCTCCTGCCAACGATCCGCCTGCTTCTCCCACTCGATCTGCGTGACCCTGCCCTTCGATCGAAGATAGCACTCCCGGCACGGATAGCGGTTCTCCCGGCCCTCGCCCACGTCCACGAACCCATGCCCGCCGCACGTACAGCGATAAGGATACCTGTCAATCGAGCGCCTCCAGTTCCTTGAGCGTCAGTACCCGCCCCCGGTCGTCCACGAAATCCCGAATGGCCACCTTGCCCGAGCGGAACAACTGCGCCTTGCCCTTACCCAACACCAACTCCTGCGTCTGTCTGCTCTGACCCTTGAGCCACTGGCCGTAGGTCACCTTGTCGGCCACCCTCCCATTCATCGCCGCCCGCTCGCTGGCCGGCATCTCCTTGAAGTCAAACCCCATCTCCTTCCACGACTTGCACACCGGCACCGTCGTACAGCGGCATCCGATGTGCTGGGGAGGTCTCGGCCCATCCATCAGGCCATACACCTGGCCATCGTAGGCCGCACACACCTCGCACGTGTGACTGTCCAGCGTCGCTACCCACTGCACCGCCTTGACCACATCGGCGTTGGCCCGGTAGGTGCCCTGCCGAACGTTGTTCACCACGCCGGAAACGCTCGTCCGCACCACCGATTCAATTTCTCGTCTGGATCGAGCCAGAATCCCATCGCGGTAGCGATTCTTGGCCGTCCCACGAATCCGGCGCACGATCTCGTCGATCCCCTCGCCCTCCGCCACGCCGATCATGATCTGCCGGTTGACCTTGATCGCCTGGGCCTGCCCAAGCTCTTCGAACCACTCCCGGACCAGCCGGCCGTCAATCGGCCGGTTGACGACCATCTCCTTGATCGTCGGCACCGACAACGTCGTCAGGGCGATCTTCACCGGCAACGCCTTCTCGATCACCGCCGCATCCCACTTGCCCTGGCTCTTGCCCAAGTCGATTAGGTCCGGCTCAAGGTCTTTCCTCATACGTAGGTAACCGGCCGCCATAACGTCCTTCATGCTCTGCCGCATCAGACGAAGGCGCTTCTCGGTCAGCGTCTTGCCCGCGTACTTGGTGAGTTTTTCCAGCAGGTCCGGCTCGAGACTCCGGTTGAAAAACGAGATGATCTTTCGCACCTCGCCGGTCTTGTACTGCTCCAACAAGATCGCGTGTCGGATGATCCGGTCGCGGACCACCTCGTTGACACTTTTCAGTTGTGCCAGATCAACCGGCATGCGCCACCCTTGCACGAAACAGGTCCGCCTCCAGCCGACTCGGCAGCATGATGTTCACCAGATCGTGC